GACCAAGTGTTCCTACATTACTGCCACCTCGCAGCAGATTCAATCCTTTAACAGCAAGAGTACCAGGAACCAATGCAGTGCCAATAAAGCCCACTGTATCGATAGCGTCCTGATTCTCCGAGTAGTAGGCAGCCCAGTCGCTATCAAGCTTCCCAAGCGTCTTAGCAGTATCCATCTGTTCAGCATCTAGACCTACCAAGTTGCCTGCTGCAACAGCAGTATTGTAGATAGAGCCAAGACCAGAAATCAGCGCACCTGCTCCTGTTGCTAGAGCTTTCTGGCCGAAGCTAAGATCGCCTGCCTGCATGGCAGTAGACTGTGCACCGTATACGGCTGCGTCAGAAAAAAGACTCATGCTAATTACCTGTTAATGCCCATTGGATCCATCACCGGGGGAATCAATGACATTGGTGCCATTGCTCTCGCCTGTACCGCTACGTTCTTGATAAGGTAGCTCTCCACAGCTGCTGGATTTGTGAGATCCACAGTGCCGCCAGCCATGGGCTTATCAAAAACACCAGATGCTGGAATGCTAACAGTGTAGCCATTCAGCGGAGTGTCAATACCAAACAGCGGATATTTGGTCACTCGAATCTGCTGATCCACACCAGCTTTGTAGAATGCGCTGATAGCAGAAGCTGCATCACCGACAGGAACTTTTCCAAGACGTACATCAGCCACAAACTTATCAAGGATAAGCTTCTCATCAATCTTTGTGAAGACTGGAGTTGGCGACATTGGTCCGTAGGTGCGGATGAATTCTGCTACTGGATTACGGCCAGCAACAGGATCTTTTAGCAGAGTATCATACGAGATCTTGATGGGATTGCTGTCACTGGCGGTACGCATATTTACTGCTTCCGCCTGATAGACTTCTTGCAGTTTATCGACAGACTGCTTGAGGAACTCTTCTTCCTTGACAGGCTTGCCAGAAACTTTAGCTTGCGCTTGTGCTAGTTTCAGGTCCTGCTGCATTGCAGCTTTGGCGGCTGCGACAGTTGCAGTAAGCCAAGCTACGGTACCAGCGTCACCCTCGGCCGCCATGGTTCTGCTATTTCCGTAGTTCTGAACAGCAGTGATACCATCGTACAGGTTGTTGCTGATGCGGCCGGTACCTGCAGAAAGCAGTAGATCCTCACGAGTTTTGGTAGGCAGGCTCTTGAAAGTCGCACTATCAAACTGGTTAGCAGATCCAATCATCTTGAGCCACTTGTTGACGCGTTCAAGCTGAATTTCCTGCGCACGCTTTTCAGCCTCTCGCTCAGACATTGCAGTGTTTTCACTGCGCACCTGCTTGGTAAGTTCAGTAAGCGTGACGGCAGTTTGAAACTTCTGACCAGCAAGCTGCTGTCCAAGTACTGCGTCTCGCACAGCATTTCCAGCAATTGCTTGACGGACTTGGTTAGCTTCTTCCTGCGCACGAGCAGCAACTTCAGCACTCTTAGCAGCACCAGCCTTGGTGATAAGGTCAGCATCGACTGCCTGGCTGAGAGAGATTTGCGTGCTTGCAAGACCTTGAAGCGTCTGTGCAGCTTCAACAGCACGATTGGTTTGACGTGCTTTTTGATTGTAGCTGCCAACCATTCCTGGCAGTCTGGTCTGATTGATTAGCCATTGCAACGGATTGTCAAAGATGCCAACAGCTTGGCGCGCATCAATCTCAGCACCTTCAACTTCCAACTCAGCAGTGTTATTGATGATCGTGTCAAATGCACGATTCGCCATGTTGTTGGCAATATCAGGATTGATACCAGCAGTGGTGAGAATCTGCGCACGACGAGCAGCAGCTTGTGCAGACACAGCAGTTTCAGCTGTGACAGCAGCACCTTGAGCTTGCGCCCGAGCGTTGATATCCATCAGTTGTGCTTGCTCAGCAGCTTGACGCTCAACGCTAGACTTGTTGATTATCGCAGCAGCGGCGTCAGCACTGCCACCACTCTTGATGATTTCAAAGCCTTGATTCAAGGTAGCAGCAAACATTGCTGGATCGTAGGAGCTGCTGCGAACTGAGCTGCTCTGGCGGTTACTGCTCACAGTGCTTTCAGGGCTAGAGCCGCCTGCTGCTGGTGCAGTTTTAACTTGCGCTTCCATTTGCTGCGGTGTCATATCAGGCCTTCCGCCGCCAAGGGCAGTTCTAATCTTTGTGAAATAGTTACGAGTCTCGGCTGGAATCTTATCAACAAGTCCAGCACGGTAATTCTGCCATGGAACGGTTCCACCGTTATACATAGCAGCAAGTTCCAACGGGTCATCTTTATTCTTTTGGCGGGTCCGCATTTCTTGCAATGCTGCAAGTCCTGCTTGCACTTGACCACGCAAATCTGCGGGACTGAACTGCCACTCTTTTGGCAGGAATCCAGACTCTTTAAGACGAATCTCAGTATCAGGCATCGTCTGCATGACACCACGGGCGCCAACACGACTAGTAGTTGCACCGCTGATGATTCTTTTAGGATCAACCTGACCATCAGCAGAATTTTCTGCATGGAAGAATGCCTGAGCTAAGCGAGGCTCCAATCCGTAGATTGGAGCTTGTCGCTCAATCTCATCAAGAACTTCCTGAGCAGTAAATTTTCCCACAACTTATCTCCGCACTGGTGCGTGAGCCTTCATCAGCAGATCCTGGAAAAACTGCGGACCATAGAATTCGACAGCATCTCGCGGCATGATGAATTCACCATTGGAGAAGCTAGTGCCTTTCTCGCCTGGGACACGAGACTTAGCAGGAATGGAGTCGCTAGTGCCAGTGCCTGGACCGCGCAGAAGTCCGCCATTGGCGTCTCCCATGCCACCAGTACCACCACCGAAGCTTCCGCCACCAGAAGAGCTGCCACCTCCGCCGAGACTTCCACCGGAGCTAGGACCATTATATCCACCAGGACCTTCACCCTGATCGTGGCCATCACCAGAACTGCCAGCAGGACCTCTGTCACCATAACCTGCGTTGGCAGCGTCACTACCTGCGTCTCCAAAGTATCCCATCAAACTGGGAGCAACTACTTGAGACATGTTAGGACTGAGACCAAGCGAGTCAACAGAATCTGGTGAAACGCTCATACCTTCATTGGCAGGTCCACCAACGGCTACTGCGCCACCAACAGGAGACGATGCATCTACAGCCTTTGATTGACTGTACGATGCATTGCCTTCAATTGCTGCTTGAATTGCTTTGTTCAATGCACTGACAGGACTGGCAGTAAGGCCAGTCGCAGACATTACAGAAGCCAACTCAGGACCTACAATTGCAGGAGCAGCAATGCCAGCAGCAAGACTTGCAAATGCTGCAAGAGTCTTGTCTCTGGAAGCGTAATTGTCAGCAGCATTCATAGCAGCGATATCAGATGCGCGTTGATCGCTGACAGCAGGATTTCCCATCTGGCCAGTCTGACGACCAGTATCAAGAAGACTGCTGATCTGAGAAACCATGCGAACAAGCTGATCGCTGTTCACACCACCACCGCCAGGACCACCTGCACTGCCATTACTGGTGCCAGATTGCTGAGTTTGCTGAGATGGACGAGAATACATGGAAGCATCAACTGCACCAGTACCAGTTCTGGTAGGTGCGGGTCCCATGTTATTGCGGTTTCTCACCACTCCACCGTCTGCGTAGCCGCCCATACCACGACCACCGGGCATTCCACCATTAGCAAATTGCGTAATGTTGAAGCCACTCATTGGCAGCAGATATCGCAGGAAATTCATGGGGCTAGGTGCGGGTGCTTGCATTGGCTGCGGCATCATGGCTTGTTGCAGAATCATCTGCATCACCATGTTAGGATCTTGTCCAGCAGTTGCAGCATCTGCTACTTGCTGAGGCGCACGCGCACGAGCAGGAATCATCCCACCACCAACAGGACCCCCGTTAGCGTAGCCACCACTGCGAGCCACAGGATTCCACATACGCATATTAGGAGCCATTCTAGGATTGCAGAACCCAGCTGCGTACGATCCATCCCAACCTCCAGCCATAGGAGCACGACCAGTCATACCGCCATCAGCGAATCCGAAGAAGTCACCAATGCCAGAACCAATATCTCCGATCCAATCGGTGCCAGCATCAACCCAGCCACCAAGAGTATCTCCAACGTCTCCAGCAAAATCTGCTACGCCAGCACCCCAATCACTGAATCCAAAATCTGATCCGCCTGATCCGCCAGCACCAGAGAACCCAAGTGAGGGTGCCATGTTCCACTCACTGCCGATGCTATTGGCAATGTCGCTGCTTGGATTGAAGAAGCTGCTAATGCCATCAAAAACACTGCCAACAGAGCTGCTAAGACCTTTCAGGCCGCCCATCTTATCAAATTGGTTTAGGCCCCAACCAGCAATAACTGGCGCGAGAGGATTAGTAGCAGTTCCCTGCTTTTGGCTGCCAGATTGCGTCTGGCTGCGAGTGGAATCAGCAATTCCCTTAGCAGCATTTCCTGCAATCTGGGCTTGCCCTTGATTATAATTCAAGACTTGGCCAATACCTTGCTGAGCAGCTCGGTTGTTGGCTTCGTTAAGAGCAAGAGCGAGAGAGCTGTTGCTGGAACTGCGAGTTCCAGTAGCATTTGCAAGTGCTGCGGTGAGTTCAGGAATCTGCCGCGCTGCGCTATCAAAAGCAGCAGCCATTAGAGCATCATAAGATGCTGGGTCCATCGGCTGACTAGCATTAGCAAATACCTGTTCCAGCGGAGCCGTGTTTGCGCTGCTACTAGTAGTTTGCGAGCTAGTAGTTTTTTGCCCAAGCAACATTGGGAGGAGATCCAGCAATGGGTTCGATGCTTGTTTCTCTGCGATTGCCATGATTGGCTCCTGTGTCAGGATATTTAAGACTGTTGCTAGCAGTATAAGCTGCCTAGCTGAAAAGATCAACCGAGGAAGGTCAGCCCTGACGCTCGAAGTGTGGCGCATCGATGAACCTACTCTTTTTAGATTCAACCAAACCACGCCAGCTTCCGCCCCAGCGATTAGCTGGATCTAGAGCTTCCCACCACTCTCCCAATGGCTTGATTTGCTCACGAGTTGCAAGCTTGCCATTGACAATGAGATTAAGATCTATAGCAAGCTTCTTGATATGCTGACTGTTCATCGTCTTGCTACGACCAGTGCGCACATAGATTTCTTGCATCTCCAACGGACGCAATACTTCTCCAAGTCGCACACCAAAGCCTAGCTGCTTAGCTTTAACTAGCAGCATAGCAACATGGCCTGCAAAGATTTCTTGGTTCTCACCTAGAGTAGCCATCATGCACCATCCTTCTTTTCAGCAACCGCAGTTGCGAGTTTCGCAGCGGCACCCTGCTGCTTCCAAGCCAAGCTGCTGGAGCCATAATAATATGCTAGAATCATGGTCAGTACGTTAACCAGTGCGTATTTAACTTCGGATTCCCCGTCTACCCAGATCAGGCCGTAAAGACAAACTCCCACTACCGTGAGACTGAGAATTGGCAGCAAGTTGCGATTGAGCCATCCAGAATTCTCATTTGTAGCAATAGCAGCCTGAGCTTCTCGTGCACTCTTGCGATCATCAACCTCAGTTTTATAGAAGTCAACATCGATCTTGCGATCTTCCAGTGCCATTTGCAGAATCAGTTCTTGCTTATCCAGCTCGATCTGAGCTAGAGAGATTCTGCCTTCATCAGTAGTAAGCAGCGGCTCCAATTTAACGCCAAGTTTCTCCTCGACGTAATCCTGTCCTTTGTTGACTACTGCTTGTGCTAAGCTGCCGAGGCCGCTAGCAATAAGACTTGCGATCAGAGGTGCCATAAGAATCTCCTAGTTACGGGGTGTATTTAAGTGGAATGTCCATCAGCAAGGTACTAGGACCAAGAGCTAAACCAATTGGCTGTGCTATGTTAGGACCTGCAGGAGCTACGTTCTGAATGGAACCAGCAACAGTGCTGAGCCAGTACAGAGTTCCAATAGTCATGCCGCCGACGCTGCTCAGAAGTCCGCGTAGCCAGTTGATCTCACAGAAGTCTCCGATACCGACGGTGTTATTGGCAATGCCGTGCGCCATGGTCGTAGCACTAGCAGCATTAGCCAACCTTGCATTAATTGTTCCTGCATTGTTGTGCAGATTAATCACCTGACCGCGATTGATTGCAACACTGGCAGGAATATACATCCTTGTAAGATTTCCTGTGAGCAGAGTTTCGCTGTATGGAATCTCGTTCCAAATCTCCTGACTTGGAGCATCGACACCACAATAGCGAGAAACTCCACGAGCCAAGTTCTGAATAGCTCTGTGGAGTACAAGAAAATTATCATACAGTTCCGGTGGTAGATTCTCTTCCGGTAGCGCCGGAAGTCCCAGCTGAATGATTGAGCTCTCCATTGCCATTAGCGGTCTCCATCATTGGTTACTTCAAGAAGATAGCTAGTAGCAGAGAGGGCGCCCTCAATTGCAATACTGATGTTAATACCAGTAAGCCGTCTGGCGTACTTGTGAATCTGCTCTCCCTGTAGGAGCTCCATCATAGGTTTGGCAAATGCCATATCCTTACCATCGAGACTTGCAATGGCTGTAACTTCCACATCATCGGTGCCGAAGATTGCTTCCAGATCCAGGCGCTGGATGGTCATCAGTCTTGCACGAGTAAGCTGGAACTTACCGAAGATCATAACACCGCGCTGGTCGCTCTTATTGTAATCCATTTCCAGAATATGAACCTGACCGTTGGTGCCTAGGAAACCAACGGTGCGCTTGGAAGGCTGCTGACTCAGCAGACCTTCTGACAAATCTGCGTAGCTAGTTTCTCCAAGAGCGTCATAAGTTGTTGCGCTGAGATCGTCGTAGGTAAGATTACCAAAGACGTTTGGATACGGATACTGGAAGCAATCCACGTGAGTAAATTTCAGTTTGCCCCAACGCTTGAGTGCGGTGTCATAGAGAAGCGCGTACTGGTAGATACCGTCGCGCGTGAGACTGTAACTAATGATTAGGTACCTACTAGCAATATATGTCACCTTGACCTGAAACTCAACAGAGCCAGATCGTGTGGTGGTCAGTCGCTTGTTAACAGGATCCCACTCCTCATAAACCTTACCAGCAAGGAAATCATTTAGCTCTCCTGCCAGCGGTTCTGAGTTCTGGGTAGTAATCTTCTGGAAGCCGCCAGTGCCCCAAGCGTATTGCGGACCAGAGTTCTGATCGCTAGTTACTTGCTCGTAGCTTTCAATGCCGCCGGCGTTTGCAATCTCTTTAAAGTTGAATGGAGCTCTAGTGTTTTGGGTATACACAGCCGCGACAGCATTCTTTGCAGTGTAAATGATGAAGCCACCGGCAGTACCGATGACCGCGTTGATTTTAGCCTTAACGTCTTGCGGTATTGCAAAGCCAGCTCCCGTGGTGATGCTAGGAACAAAATCCAGCGGATCGATAAGACTGCTCCAGTGAACAGTGATATCAGTATACGCAATCAGGTAATTATTAGATGCTCCGATGCCCCGAATGTCTGCTGCTGCTAGACCTACGATAATGACAGGTAGGAATGTCATTGCGACGCTGTCGTATTCGTAGATGCCGAGGCCCTCGTAGCAGATAAGAGTACGGCCATTCACGTAAGCACGAGAGACTGAGCGCCCTGCTGCATCTATCGGATTCGTGCTGATCCAAGCTGCTGCATTTCCAGTGTAGATGTAATTCTTGCCATTTGCTGGAGACAGCAGAAAGTTATTCTCATCTGCGTCTCGCAATGTGATGACCTGATCGAAGTCATTATCTGCGGTAGCTGCAATAACTTCATCATATCCACAAGTCATAATCCCCTCGGCTGTGGGGACTACGTTCTCACAATATAGTAGTTGTGGAATTGAATAATCTGCCGATTCCTGGGTGCCGTAGAATGATTGATTTGTCTTGACATTATTATCAAGCTGCGGCTGTACTACGCTCCTACCTTGAAAAGAAGAAACGAATGGAAACACCGCAGCATTGAGAGCACCTTGGAATCGGTATTTTGCCATGAGAATCTTTCGGAGAATCAGGTCGTTGGAGCGTCAAATTCAGCAAACAGTGAAAAAGTGCCGCCATCAAATACACCGGCAGTTGGTCGGATATCAAGCATTTTTATATCCTGTGCTATGATTGGAGAGGCTCCGATCGATATCCAGTTGCCGGGGAGATTAAACTGATTGGTGCCGCCAAAAAGCACCCAGTTATTAAAATCATCACGCATCAATGTCAGCAATCCAACTACTGCATCAGCGCCAGCAGCCACGTTTCCAACTATAAATCCAACAGTCTCTTGCGCTGACGCAATAGTAGCTGCTGCTAGATTAGTGTGAACTTCCAAATAGGAAGCTGATAGGATCGTATCATGAGGAGACACACTCAATCTGAACTGAGCAGCGGCACTGCCAGATACTCGATTAAGCAACAAATTAAGTCTGCGAACTCCTGGTGGTACATTCTTCCATTGAACAAAAGCACCGAGTGCTGACTTTGTTCCAAGTGGCACTAAGCCAACACGCTGTGCTGGCAATCCAAAAGCACCTGAGTTCATTAGAAATCTCCACCCTTTGTGACCATCACATTGAAGTTCTCAGCATTTTGTGTACTGACACGCAGCGTCCAACCTGGTTCAATCAACAGACCCAAGTTACCAAGAACAGCTTCGAAAGAAGCTACTGTGCCAGACGGAACAACAGCTCCGACAAGAAGCTCTCGCCACAGGAAGAAATTAACACCATCATGGAGAAAGAATCGCAGCATGCCAGCCGTGGTGGTTACTGTTGCTTTGACAGAGATCTCATCAATTCGAGATCCTGCCACGCCTGCGGTAAACAGTGTAGCAATTACACCAGTGCCATCCCGATTGGCATTAGCTGTAGCTACTGCAACAGCGGCACTGTTTATGGAAGAGGCAAATTGCGGAGCGCCAGACATGATGATTTCTCCTAATTAAATCAAGTGAGTGTGTTGAAAGCAAAAAGACTTGGCACAGCACTCCAAGTGATACCTCCCGTAGGAGTAACCACTAAGCTGTTGCCAGCCAGTCCTGTGACTGGCGGGTATCCAGCACTGGCAATTCCTGCGATGTATGCCTTAATAGCACGAAACTCGGCCGCAGCAGTAGATGCAAATACGGTGCCTATTGGCTGATTTGCATCTGTTGGATCTGGAATGTATGCCATTAGTGTGCTCCATCCTGCTCGCAGGCATTGAGAAATACGTTAACCATGTGAGCTAGCTCTCGTTGTGCTGGTGTTGGTGCGTTTTCTTCCATCCAATCCAGGCGCTTGGAGATAGTATAGCAGCCCTTGGCCGGCTTACCAAATACTACCACCCATTCCGTGTAGTTTGCAATCCAGTCCAGCACGGTAATGACATAGGCCAGTGGCAGCCAGAGATAATTCCAGCCTTTCCGCTTGGCTTGGATTCCCAGAGGATAGCCAAGTAGGCAAATTGCAGTGAGGATCATGACAGCACTCCTAGAGTCATTTGATTGGCAGTGTCAGCCAGCCCTTGCCAAGGGCAAAAGCTACAACCATACTGCCAATGATGATAAGCCAGCGAGACACAAATGTCTTGCCGACTTCTTGGTAGAAATTATTTGTCATCTGTCTAACCGCCATATCTGCTGCAATCTTAGCAGCGGCTTTTGCTATGATAACCTCTCGCTCAGTCAAAGAATTAAGCTCTGCTGGCTGCGAGAGATCAACATCAAGAGAAGTATTTCGTGTCATTTTAACTCACAGCCCAAAAGAAAGTAGAACCAGTCTTATGTCCAACAACAATAGCATTTGTAAGTGTTGGAACAGCGCGAGTTGCGGCACTTGCTCCGCCACCAATGAAGTTCTGACCACCGGCCGCAGCAAGCGTCAATGTTCCAGCCCCTGGGTTGCTGATGTAGTACCGGATGCCGGTGTTGGCATCGCTCAATGTCGGCATAGTGATAGTGTGCCCACCAGCGCCCGTGTAGGTCACGACCTGCCCATCACTGGCAAACAGGCCTTGAGTGCCACCTACCTGACTAAATTTGAGCTTGTTAGGGCGTCCGTACGTAATGCACGGAAACACCGTGTCACCCACCCCAATGTCAGGAGTAGAATCGCCAAAACCATTCATGTAGATGCCATGGCCAAACAATGCTTCGTCGTACACAATGCCAGACAGCATCTTATGGCGCAGAACGAGAGGCTTCACACCCGTCAAAGTGGTGTCTTGAGAGGCGTCATCGGCATCAATCGCCGTGCTGGAGACAGAGTTGTGGACATGGTTGTAGCGCCCCATGTTGCGCAGCACCATACCATTGTTTCCGACGGTGCTTGCAGACCGGAAATAACAGCCATTGCAGTCTTGCAGCAAAACTCCCGCCGTGCCGTTCTGCTCAACGTCAAAGTGAGAGAACGTGCAGTACGTGATCGCCGGTTGAGTTCCGCCAAGATATGGATTGCCGCACACCTCAAGCAGTGTGTAGCCCCACGTCCGCAGGGTGGCACCAACTGTAGCGTTCGGCAAAATTGCAGTAGATCCCTTTTTAAGCGACAACTGGATCGTGCCTGCGCCCGTCTCCGCAGATACTGCAATAACAAAATACGTACGATTGGCAGTAAAGCCACCAACAGTAGTAGTAAAAACAACTCCCATCCCTACTGAGAGCTTTGACAGGTCTGCAACACCGATGTTAGCAACTCCGTTAGTAAGAGTTGCAGCTTGATCGGCCAACGTATTGGTGCCGTTCACTCCGATATGAGAAACACCAACATCATTCAAGTTGGAGCCACTGCCACGCGCTTCGAAAACGATCCCCTTCGACTTGTAGTCGTTTCGGGGCGCCTGCGCAAAGATCGCCTTAATCTGGCAATCGCCGTAGTTCCACAGCGTCGTGCCAGAAGAGCCCAGGTAGAACTGGCCCTTGTCGTTTTCCATGCAGGTGACAGTGCCAATCTGAACTGCGTCTGAGTTCTCAATCCAGATGCCCCACTGACGGCAGTCAACTACTGCAATATCATCAAGACGCAGCAGTGAGACGCCACCTTGATATAACGCGCCTGCCTTGATGCCATGAAGGAAGTTGCGAATACCAAGATGTAGCACTCCAGCACCATGCAATTCGCTGTCCTTCAAGCCACTGCCAGTGTAAGGAACTGCGAGATCGGTTGGCTGATACTCAAAGCAGTTGAATGTACCATCACCTTCCAAGATTGTGCCATCTGTGAGAAAATGTGTAAACATGTTCCAGACGCAGCCAGCACCTTGATAAACCACATTGGCATAGAATGGTAGCGGTGCAGTCAGCGTATAAATCATTGGCTTGAGTTGCACAATGCCACCGCCTGCCGCTGCTGCCTCGGCTGCGGCTGCTGCAATACCTACGTAATTGTCACTTGGTGGCAGATATATAGCTTGAGCGTTTGAGCTAAGAATAATTCTGCCTACGCGAACAACATCATTGTCATCAACAGTGAGCCCACCCTGGGGATTAAGAACTGCGTTGTCACCTACACCATATGCCATGATTAAGCTCCAATAAGACCGTGGGTGGTAAGATCATCAAGCAGCGCTTTAACACGCTCAGCAAGCTGCGGCAAAGTAACAGCAGCAGTGTCGAAAGTAGCGCGACTGGTGCCGCCAGTGGCAGGAACCCAGCCAGTGCGCCGGCTAGTCATAACTTGCTGACCAGCAATGCTCATCACTTTTGCAGCAGCAAGACTGATATTACCAGAAAGTGCGACGTCACCTGTTGCAGGATCAACAGTAAAAGGCACATAATCCAGTGCTTGCTCCGTAGGATTCCAGCCGAGCAACTGCGCAGTGGTGGGATCGAATGGAGTAAGCTTGACCATCGGAATTGCGTAAGCAGCATTACCGACGTTGCCCCAAATGTTAAAAGCAGACATGTTAAATCCTTATCGAGTTATCTCATTATCGTAGTGAGGAAGTTACTGACCAAATCTGGCACCAGTTGCTTCTCAACCATGTTACTGTATGCTTTGGCTTTTTCCTCGTTACCGTTAGTAGAAAGCACAATGCTAGCAGCTTGATAAACAATAGCATCAGGGGAAAGTTGAGCAATCCACGAAGAGTATGCGTCACGCCGCACTTGTGGAATGCTGTAATAATCTACCAGATAGCCATAGCAAGCAGTGTAGTTGCGAATGTTGAGAGTGGTTCCACCAACATACGCAATGTTGTTTCGAAGCTGTCCGTAGATTGGATCGTAGATATCTCCTACTTCCACAGGCTCGATGATTGCATCAGGTCCATTGATAGGAGAAAAATTGACGTCTGTGATCCTGACGCTAGCAAGCCCACGAAAGCGCGGAAACAGCACCTGAATATCAAGTGCCGTGATGTTAGAAGAATTAGGAAGTTTGACGAGTTGCGTTTGCAGATCTCGCGGCCAGTTGGTGCGCCCGTGGATGCTAAGCGTAGCAGTGCGGATGGCAACAGCCGTTTCATCTGCAAGATCAGGACGACCCGTCAGAGTAATAACATCATTGTAGATGCTATCGTAGAGGTCGGTTTGCAGACTCATCAAACTCTCCTAATTGTTCTAGTTTTTAAGTTTTTAGGAGTTCTGGGATGCCAGCAACCGTGCAAGATTGCTCTGCGCAGCAACTACAGCAGGGTCCTCAGCGCGAGCAGCTTGAGTTTGCACCTCAGTCACTGCTTGAGTAACTTCCTCAGGTACTGGCTTGCTGATGGATTCTACTGGAGTTTCCAGTGCCACGTCAACGGAGCCTTCAACTCGCTCAACTTGCACCTGCGGGTTATTTGCAAGTTTCGTAAGCTCTTCGATCTCACCAGGATCGCTAGTTTCATAGTAGCCGATGCCGCCTTTCTTACCAACGAACGTAAGAGTCTTAACAGGATTTGGGTCAGCATCTTTGTGCGCTTTAGGCGCTTGGTAATAAAAAACAGAGCCAGCAATGAGATGCTTAAAAGTGACAGGTTTTTCCATGATTGTTCCAGAAGTTGATTAGGGAGTTGAAAGAAGACAGTTCCAAAAGGGGAGTCCCAGGTTTTAGGGCCTGAGACTCCCAAAGCAGCCCGCAAAGACTACCACTTCCGGAAACTCTGTGGCTGGAATTAACCAGCGATACCAGCAGTATAGTTGTACTGCACTGCGTCAGCAGCAGGGTTCTTCACCAAGCAGGTCAGCTCGCTGGTGAGAGTACCGCCAACAGCGTCAACACCATTGTCAACAGCCGCTTGGCCATCAACGTTGAACTCCTTGTTGGTAGTCTTGCGACCTTGCATGTACGCTGCGTTGAAGGTGCTCAGATCCAGCGCAATACCCATCTTGGCCCAGGTACTGGCTTGGCCGTAAGCATTGAACAGCGGGTGTTCGATGATGTTGAAACGGCCACGCGGAATCTTGAAACTATCGAACTGCAGGCCCCAAGTAGTCTGACCGTCCTCAATAAAGTAGGTACCATTGAGACGGAAGATCTGATGAAGCACACGGCGTGCGAAACCGCCAGTAAAGTACAGACGCTCACCAATGCTCTTAGGATCAGTCACTTGGTTAAAGCAGGGATCCAGAGCAGCTTCCAACTGCGTGTAGCTGGTGGTAGCACCTAGCGTGGTGATGTTTCCAGGCACGTTTTGCGTGATGCTAGAAATGACACCATCCATCGTGTGGAACGGCTGGTTGTTGCGACTGCCGAAGAATCGCTGACCGAAGAAGAATGCCTTCTCAATGTCAACAGCGTGAAACGCAGCGCAATCTTGGCGGCTCTCAGCCACAGCAGTATCACCAGCGATCAGCATGGTGGCACGAGTGGTCTCAGAAACTGCCCAGGTGTTGCGGAAGATCTGCGTCAGGTTGGTGACACGCTGCGGGATGATGATGAGAGAAGCAGGACGCAGCGAAGATTCTTCGTATGCGTTGCCCACCATCCACAAGTTGACACCGTTCAGGATAGCAGCAGGAGCGACGTTACCAACAGCACGCTGCACAGCCACCTGAGTAGGACTGATGACGCCAGTAACCAGCATATTTTCGTTGCTGGAGTCAGAGCGCATAATCATCCCAGGAAGGATGTTCGTGGTGCTTGCGACGTTGAGAATCGTATCAGCGTTGGTAGCGTTGGCACTCATCACCATTGATGGGAACAGCATCGTCTTGCTGTAGAAACCATGCTCGATCTGCGCTGCCATCTCTTCTTTGAGCAAGGCAGTAAGACCGAACAGCGGAGCTGAGCCGTTAGGCATCAGCCGAGTAATCATAGCAGAGAAGGATTTCTTTGCCAGATCTTGCGGGATCACCGCAGTATTGAAAATACCGACAGCCATGTTGGTTCTCCTAGGTTAATGGCAAAGATCAGAGGGTGCTGGAACGCAGGCCCTGCACTTGGTAGCGCGGGAAACTGGTAACTGCGACGGTGGCGCTAGCAGTAGCGTTCTGGTTCATCGTAAGAGTGCCAGTTGCCTGGTTCACAGAAATGATGTACGAGTTCGCAGCAATGCCAGCACCCGACACCCCTTGACCAGGTTTCAGCAGTGCTGCATTAGCCAGGGCAATACCAGTAATGGTTGGGTTGGCGTTAACAGTGGTACCCTGGAAGATCTGGCGTGGACCGATACCAAGAATGGTAATCAGGTACTCGCGCACCAGAGAAGCAGCGACGTCAACGTTGGTACCAAGAACCACGCCCTCGCCAGCAGCAGCAGTCATTGCCTGCGCGACGGTGTTGCGGAACAGGTAGAGGAAACTGTCGCCAATGGAAAGCTCCGGCTGCGCTTGCAGCAACAGATCTGCCGTCGGGAAAGTATCAATGTAACCAGCGCCAGGGCCAGATCGTTGCGTCACACCTGCAAGCAGAGCAGCAACAGAAATGGTAGAAGCACCAGCAGTAGCATCGGCGATCAGAGCAGCTTGTGCCAACGTCTGGGCGCCAACGGGCTGCGCTTGTACGTTGTTACCACCGAGATCGACTTGAGCACGAGCAACGCTCATAGCAATTCTCCTAAAAATGGAAGGAATGGAAGAAAGAACAGGGATCAAGAACCTTGGAGAAACAGACCCCAATCCTGCTCACCTTTAGTAGCCTTGGCTTTGGCAGCAACAGCTTCCGGAGAAGTATCTTGCAGCGCAACACCGAGACCACGAAGGTAGCCAGAAACTTGGGAATTAATCTCCTCTGCCGAAGCATTAGGATTCTTGGCAAAAGCCATCTGTTTCAGGGATGTGACAAGCGGAGCAACTGCTGGATGCGACATGACAGGGTCATCGCCAACATCCATGAGTTGTGCTTTTTTGATGTGAGTCGGCATCGTACTGGTAATACGCTGGTTATTTTCCAGTAGTGCCTGATTGAGGAGTTGCCCGTTTGACACAGACAGTCCAGCTACTGCTTGGCGAATGCCAATGTTCAGAGCTTCTTGAAATGCGGCAGCAGCTTCAGGGCCACCAGCACCGATTTTGGCTAGAGTCTCTGCTGGAATGCCAGCAGTAAAATCCATCGCGTTTGTGGAATCTACGATCTTTTGAGGATCAAGATTGAAGAGAGGTTGCCGCAGAGGGTCTGCTGGCATTGGTGCCGGCTTTCCATCTGCTGTAGTAGGAGTTTGCCACAAGGTCTTGAAAGAATCAAGGTGGGAAACAGGAGTTGTCGGTTCTGCTGGAGCAGGTGCAGGCGCAGGAGCAGCAATAGGCGCAGGAGCAGGAGGCGGCGCAGGCGGACCATTGTGAGCAGTGCCCGTGGACGTGGGAAAAAGAGAAGAAATAAAGCCCATGATGATACTCCGAAAGTTTGGTGGTTATGGTTGAGACGGTTACTGAGATTGCAACTCTTGCAGACTTGCTCGGATTTCCGCAGCACCTTGTAGCAGCTCAAGCAGCGCATTTCGTTTTGCCTGTGCTTCTACGTATTGCAGGATTGCGGTTTCACGCAGCACTGGATCTGCATGAAATGTGACATTTAGGAGAAGCTCCTCTTTTACAGAGATTTCGTAGCGAAGCAGCTTCTCGGTATCTGGAGATAGCAACTTACCTCGCTGGATTTCTACCTCTGTGAGTTCTGTTAGGAAGTGGCTCATTGTTGTGGTCCTGGTGCTGCCGGGCCTGGGGGTGGTGGATTGCGAGTACCTGCGGCCTCGGCGCTGGCACCCATATTAGTACGATACTCTGCTGCTTGTTCTGGTGTGCGCTTAAAATCTTGCATCCAGCCGCCACCTTGTAGTTGCAGCGAATATGCAAGCATGCCCATCAGATCGTATTCAACTGCTATTTGTGGGATTGCGCCAGCGGCATTAAACAGCATGGTCATAGTCTCAGCACCAACAAGCTTCTCAGCCGGGGTAAAACCATCAGCCATCTTGAATTTAAGATTGGCTTGTCGCAGCACCTGCGGGTCAATCTTTGTCTCAGTACCATTCTGGTTGCTGACAAGAGTTGTAGGTGGCTGGTACTGGAGAATGTTGCTCTTGATAATGGTCTTGATTGGCATGAAGAAAGTAAACTCAAGACCAAGCGCCATGAGTCGCTCACGATTACTCGCTGCACTCATAACAGTATCGAACTCTTTCCGCGTTTTATTACCCTTCTGGAATTGACCTTGCTGCACCCTATTCTGACCGTTAACAACATCTCCCATCTGGATGATCTGCTGCGAGAGATTCATCACCTCAGCAACACCTTCGTCGCGATACGGAATCTGATAGACTGCGTCAGCAAGCCCCTTACCATACTGCGAGCTCTTGACAGGGATGCGAGCAACAGAACTGATCTTGTCAATATCTGCCTTATTCACCTTGGTAGGATCATAGAGCATACGATCATAGACTTTGCGACGTTGACTCTCAAGACCGCTAATAACAAGTGAGGATGCAATAGCTTGAAAAGGAGTAGCGTTTTCAGCAAAACTTTTAGATTGCCAAGCCATGCCATCGTTGCTAGGCTTAGCTACCACGATTGGCAGCAAGTTGTGAGCGTTGGTTTGCCGCTCTGCGAAGATGACGACTTGCCTGTTAATGATAATGAATTTCCAGATCTGAACGTGGTTGCGGTTCGGCACATTCATCTTGAAATCACTAGGCAAAATGCGAGCGTACATAACGGTACGTTCGTAGCTATTGCCATAGTTAATACCACCAGCAGCTTTCTCACGGCCCTCCAATGCAGCCCATGCAAGCCAGTTGAATTCTTTGCGAG